CCCGCATTGTTTTAAAGGTATACGAAGGTTTTTAGCTTTATCTCCAGCCTTCTTTAACAAAGCCTTTACCTTCTCATCATCTTTTATCTCATAACTGATTAGCGCTCCATTAGTCATTATTTAAATCCTCTATCTTATCAGGATCAGGACCCCAGCAAGTTTCATCCCTCTCATCAAAAGTCCTTTTATAATCTTTAGTAGTAGATTGAATTGCCCCCACCTTTACAGTAATACCTTCAATCTGTTTCGTACCACTAGCAATATCTTTAAGGGTCTCTTTTGCTTCTTTATATCGGTCAATCCATTCATTGGTACTCGGTATTTTTCCCGAATACAATCCTCTTATCACATAATAAGAGGCAATGTCCTCAGCTAAAGATTTTATGATAGCCGGGGTAGTCTCTAAAGCGTCAATTGCAGCCAATAAATCAGATGAGAAAGCTGCCCTTATCTCTGCATCAGCTTTGATGATAGCTTTAGCCAGTAATGCAGCAGGTACTTCATTTGTTGACATATTCAAATTAGTTAAAACGTCAGTATTTTCACAAAAAGCCATTTATTGCTCCCTTGTTATTAGAGGTGAAGAACATAATCCTCCCCCTCTAATTTTATTTATTAAGTTATAGCCGGTGATATCCTATATCCACAAGCAACACAAACCATTTTTTCAGCTTCTATGTCACCCACTTCAAACCAATCACTATGTCTTACTTCTATCCTTGCCCTTCTGGTTTGAAACGGTTGAGATTGGAAGGTATAACCTAAAGAGAATTTCTTTATTCCAGGTTTAGGTTCTACATAGGCCAATATGGCATTCTTACCCCAGAGATAAGATAAAACTTCAGGCTTCCCTTCTTTGGCTGTATTATAACCAGCTTTACCGACTATTACCTTTTCTATTTCAAATACACTGGCCATAAGATCAGGAGTAACTACGCCTTTTTGAACGTATTTAATCCGATCCAAAATATTGGGATGGTGTTTCAACTTATCGTAAACAGCCTTTCCTAATAGCAATACATTGGGTTCTTTAAAGATTACCGAATGTATGGCATCTTTACCGGTTTCAATATCTCCTATAGGATTAGAACCGTCAGTATAAACATCCCATTTAATAGATGGAGCATTGGCTGATAAGTTTGCCTCTAATATATCTTTGATCCTCATCTCCAAGCCTAATTGAAGGATATCAGTTATAAATTCTACGGTATCTACTTCAAGATTTAGAGGGCTATCAGCGTTATCTCTTTCTATATCATCAATTAAATCATTTAAGGCATGCTCATCGCACACATAACCATCAGTGGTTACTTTCCAATCCACAGTTCTTGATTCGGATCTAGGAGCCCTCAAAGTTTTGGGAATCCTAAACCGATCAGCTTTATCATCATATATATAATATATGTCCGATTTCTTTTTAACTCCCACAATTGGCATTAATTCTGTTCCAACATAGGCCGCATTACGGTACATTATGGAAATATTAGTTAATATTTGATCTTTATGAACATTTTCCGGTTCTGGCATTTAATTTCACCTCGATTCTTTTATAAATTATTTATTATCCAGCATGAGAAACAGGAGAATACATGTGAGTTATTAAAACTTCAATTATTTCATCTATTGCACCAGCAGCTTCCAGAGCTATTGCCCCAGCATACTCATCGGCAGCATCCACTACTTCACCGACTCCGGTAGCAGTAGAAGTTAATGCTTCTCCTTCATCACAAGCTTCACCCATTACTAATTTACTCGTACCTAATATTCTTACCCTAGCAGCCCTTCCAATTGCAGGTATATTTTGCAGTATTCCAATAGATACTCCATTTAAACCACAAGCGACAACATCGCCATTGACATCGAGTTTTACAAAATAATATTGCTTAGCAGTTAAGGCTTCACCAGCTTTAAGAGTTATATCTAAAGCTCCAACAGCCTGAGACATATTTAACACCTCTTTTCGTTTTTTATTTTATTAGATTATTTTTTCTTTTCTTCAGTAGACTCCAGAACGGCTAAGACAGCATCTCGATAGGATACGTCTTTATGCTCATCCATGTACTTCTGGACCTTCTTTTCTTCTGGAGTTAATTTATCTTTGCCTTCTTCTTCTTTTTCTCCACCCTTGCTTAATTCAGCGAAAATTTTGTCAGAGAAATTAGGTTGAAGTTCGATAAATTTCTCCAGTAGTTCTCGCTGTGAAAGTTCAATTTCTTTGCTATCTACCATAAACTTGATCTTCTTTTCATCAGAAGTGGACCCTATAAGAGTCATCAAAACTTCTTTTTGTTTAGGTAGAAACCGCATGTCTTTTTCGGAGCAGTGGGTATCAATAAAGGTTTTAATTTCGGCTTCTCTTTTTTCCTTAGAGATCTTATTTAGTTTTTCTTCTGATTCTTTAGACTTCTTTTCTTCAGCTTCAAATTTCTCTTTATAACCTTTTTGTCCCTCTGCTTCCTTGGTAACTTTTTCATAATCTTCCACTGCGACAAATTTCTTTCCCTCTACTTCTGTAATTTTTATTCCGTTCGCCATAATATAAATCACTTCCTTTCTTTTTATTTTTTCTTGTTTCTCGTATATAATTAAATTAGCATTTTCATCAGCATCATATAAGGCAGCAATATCTTTTAAATTAGTTATTGCTGGTAGATCAGCACCTAAAAAGGCTATTGCCGAAAGGACCTTTTCATACTTTTTCTTGGTGCTGGGCTCGGTATAATCATATAAAATTTCACTGGATATCCTCTTATATGCTCCATTTTTAATCAAGTCATATAGGACCTTAGGCACTTCCTTGATATCGACTAAAATTTTATTCCCTGCTCTCTTTAATTTGGTGATCCAGCCACCAGCAGGATATCCCGATTTTTGTAATAATTCCTGTTTGTCATCATGGCCTAATTTCACTTTGGGTTTTAATTTATCGATTATTTCATTAGTACCATTTACGATATTGTCAAGATCCTCATCGGTAATTTTATGCTTATTCCATTCTCCAGTACCAAATACCTCAACATCTTTAAGCTCATAGGTCTGGGAATAGGCTTCCAAAAGTGCTAATTCCATAGTAGTTAGATTCCCCTGCTCTTCAGTTTTAACCCAGTTACCTTCTTTGTCCTTCTTCCAACCTGCTTTTTTCAATCCAGCCCAGGCAGTAGCAACTGCTAAAGCCTCTTGGTCATCTCTATCTTTATAAGTTTCCCAAGCCGAATTAAATATATCAATCCAAGTCTTTTGGGCTTCGACTGGTAATTTTTTTATCCCTTCCGGGATATTACTAGGATATTTGTAAGGCATATAACTCATCTCCTTCCATATTTATAAAATCCTTACCCTTCATCGGTAAGGCCCTAGCTTTCAATTCTGGTTTAATCGCCTCAAATGTTTCATATTTAGTTACTGGGATTAATTGTGAGCGACATTGATAATGTAATGGTGGAGTAAACCTGGCTATATCAGGATCACCATATATAAATATTTGGCCATCGAGGGCTTGACAGATTTCAGTAGTTCGGTCATCCATTATAGCTGAAAACATTTCCCCGGCCATGATGTCTTTTACCTCAGGATCTTCCATCATGTCTTGCCTACCTTGATTATAAGCATCTGAGAAATTAGTCCTAACTATATTTTCTAAATGCTGAGCAGTTAACAGTTTACCTTCTTTTATTTCTAATACTCCCGGATTAGCAAACTTTTTAAAAAATTGGTCTAATAAGAACATAATTTCTGGAGTGGTTGAACCGTTTTTCATCCCAGTATAAAGTATCCCTTTGGCATCCTTTAAGATAGTATCTCTGGTTATTCCAGCAATCCAAAAAGCCTTGTTTTTTAAATATTGCAAAGCCTTTTCAGCAGGCAATCCCACAAATTTTTTAATTTTTAATTCACTTTCTACTTCACTCATTCCATATTCAAATAATTCCTGTAGCCATTTTCCAATACAATCTCTAAATTCACCGACATAATGTAATTGAATTTTCTCTACTTCCCGGGCATTCTGGGATTCCATAATCTTGGCTTTAGTTATTGATTTTTTAAGAGCATCTTTTTGCCAAATCAAGATCTCTTCAAGTTCTTCTTTGGCTTTTACTTCAAAGTTATCTAAATTCTTGATTATCCTGGTAAAATTACATTTCTTTTCATATTGATTAGGTTGTCTTAATAATTTAGTTAAGAGCTCGGGGCCCCGAGCTTGATAATTTTCTGTAAATGGTAAACCTTGTGGTTTTGGTTCAGGTAAAACTATCCCCTCTTCTTTTGCCGGGATCTTCAAAAATCCTCTGACCCATTCCTCTTCTTGATTAATCAGCCCTGCATCAACTAACATCTTGGCAATTTCTGCTTTAGCCTTCTGATCATCTTTAATCAGCGATTCAAATTTAAAATAAGGATATTTAGGTTGAGGGAAGTTAAAATCTATCAATCGTTTAATAATCTGTTCCCGGATTATAGTATCTTCGGTTTCCTCCCCTAAATAATCAAGAATGTAAATAAAGATATCAAAATGGGTTTTCGATAAGGCCCAAGACCCTTTTTCTCCGGTATCCATTAAAAGAGTACCTACCAATAAAGACCTGGCTATCATCGCGTTATTGGTGTCAAAAGCTTCTTTATAACCTGCATCACCTCTCCTGGTAGCCTCTAAAAGTTCAGCTTCTAAACCTACAGGCATAACTATGGCAGTATCAGTCTGTATATTTTTTAAGATGTCTAAATATTCATCTTGTTTAATCTTGGGAGTACCGACAACATAACGACCTATCACAGTGGGCTGGCCAAACTTTTCCAAAAAGATATTCCAGAACCTTTGAATGATATCGTTAGAAAAATAATAACGGTAGGCAGCCCTAAAATCGGACTCACCATACAAGCTATCTGCATCATCATCATTGGGATTATAGGTAAAGAGAATAAATTTATTAATAGGTAAATGTTTATTATACCCCTCAATCAATCCTTCCTCTTTAATGTTGCCATGCTCATCACATTCAAGCATATAATTTTTAGCTTTTCTTACCTTAATATTATTAATTCCGATCATTCCCTTAAATGCTCCACTAGGGATAATTTTATAATTAATCTCAGCTATAGAATAACCATCTCTCATAGCATTCCATATTTTAAGTAGGGAATTATTTATATTTCCTTTCATCTCTGAAAAGCAATGCTCTATAAATTCAGCCTGCTTTACAGAATCCTGATCATCTTCATCTTCCGGTCTTATACTCCATGGGGTAGATAATCGAGCATGCTTTTTTAGCATAAAGACAGCTTTAACCTGGCCATCCCGTTTTTGCATGGTCCTATAAATATCAAGCCCTTTTTTTCCTACTAGATCATCAGGATTATAGATAGGTAAGTTCTTTATTCCCCAAATATCATTCCCAGAACTGGACATTTCACCCATTTCTGGTTTAACTAATTTCTTTATAGTCTCTTTGGTATTTTGAAATATATCTTTTATCTTCATTAAAGCCCCTTTAGAAATAAAAAAAGAGAGCCAGTAAAAATCTTTTAAAGATTTCGTTCTGGCTCTCTAATGGTGCTCTGACGAAAATTTAAATATTTATTTTTTTTTAGA